TACATCACCATTCTTAATCCTGATGGGATTATTAATGTCCCTGTTAAACTGGCTTACAATTACAGGACTGTATCCATACATGTCACGAGCATATCTTAGCTCATCAGACATCTTATCAATTGTCTGTTTCTTTGTAGGATAGTCTTTAGTTGGTTTTAATAAGCCTATATGGTCAACAACAATAATAGTTATTTCATTCTCATCATTGGGAATGTATTTCTTATTGTATTGATCCACTTCTTCTATGACACCATGAGCTAATGCATGGTCTCTGATTTGCTTCGATACACCAATTGGATTGTCTGGTCCATCAATAAGCGTAATCACTTCTTTCATCTGTCCCATGTAATCTTCATACATCAGGAACAGATCGTGCTCATCTTTAGTCATCTTCTCTGTCCAACCTAATAGCTTGGGTACAGGTATAATGATTCCTTGGTCTAAGAATATCTTTCTTGAGACCCATTTAGCATATTTATATGTCCTGCTACGCTCCATTGATCTATATATGATGCGTAACTTCAGACCTGGAGTCTTTTGACTGATAAACCAATCAAATGGATTTAAAACATATGCATCATCTAAGAAGCTAGTTTTACCACTACCAGTGAGGCCACCAATCAGTGTGTACATAGATTTCCTGATGCCTATATATCTGTTCAATCTTTCAAAGCCCATAGGTATACCATTGTTTCTACCATCTAGGCCTGCTTGAACTTCTCGTTTTAAATCTTCAAAACTCATATATCCATACCTTTAATTGGTTCAGCAGATTCTTTAATCGTCTTACCTTCTCTTATCAACTCAATGAATGGTTCAAATGACCTCTGGTTGAGATAGGTGAGACTGTTCTGCATAAATGTAAGTCTATTGACTTTTGTCTTAATTGAATTCTCTTTCTTCTGCAGTATTTCGTATTCTAATGCAGCTATGAGCTCTGTAGGTTTGTACTCGCCTTCTTCAACAATGCTGTTGAATTTGACTTTACAATCCTCTTTCTTTACACGCATACCACGTGTACCTGTAAATGATTGACTCTTATATGTGAAGGTGTCAGTACCTGGGTACGTCATCCACCACTTATCAAAGTCTGAATCTGTTTTCTTCTTCCTATATGTTAGTGTAGGCTCTTCTATTTTCTCATTAAGAAAAGATAAAACTTCATTACCTATAATGGTAATCTTATTTGACTCTGACAATAGACCTTTTCTGCGTACAGTTTGATAGAGCATTTTCATCTTACTATCATCTGTGCACATTTCGTCTACATCATTGCCTTCTTGAACAAGTGTTATGAAGCATAACATGTCTAAGGTGTATCCAGCCTTAGTAAGCTCCTTAAAATGGGAGAACGTTAGTGTGAGGTTCATTGTGTTTTTCTAGTATTTTGTCTTTATCAATTACTACTATCTGAGCAGGTAGTTTTATTCTTCTAAACTCCTCTTCAAGTATCTGTTGTGTCTCTTGCAAATATACTACATCTTTAAGATAATCCCTCTCCCAGTCCTCATTAATTTTTAGATTTTGGTCTTTCATTCTCATAATTTTGATTATTCCAAAAATAACCACAACTTATTGTTGCAACACCAAGGCTGCCTACGTTTTCATCTAACATTAAGTTTAGTTTATATGGAGGTTCTGAGAAAAATGATTGTCCCATCTCTTCAGCCTTAGCTGTATATCTGTGACAGTTTAGTCTTAATAGACAACTACCACCTTCGCACATTGAAATGTCTGGCATTTTATTTGATTTTAGTTAATTGATTTGTAATAACGTTTACAGGAATCTCTTCTTTCTTGAATGTGGCTATGTATTCTTTTATGCACCATTTAAGCATCTTCCATACAGCCTTTCTTCTTTGTCTAGCAGGTTTAGTGTAAAACACTTGAAACACCTGAAATACTACATCACTCATATTATGTTATTTATTCTGCTGCATAACCAAAGAATATCCACTCACCATCTCTTTCATTAGTGGCTTTCTTGTATGTTATCTTAGCTACTAAGTTATCACCTTTCTTTAAGAACTTCTTTATTAGTATTGATGTAGATACTTGATGCTTTTCTGTATATCTACGTGCATCTTTTACAGCATCACCTTTTGTATTCCATGAACCAATAACATGATCACCACGTTGAACAACATATTTAAGTACCCATTTCTTCGTACCTGGTGTAACTATGTGCTCTACTTGTGACTTAGTCTTGTTCTTATTACCTACAGGTTTTACAACGCATATAGCTGAACAATCACGTTTGTTCATAGCATGACTATCAAATCTGTCACGTATGTAAGCAGATACATCATTAAACTTACTTTTATTATATGCTTCTGTTTCATCCCTAAATCCATGTGTAGTACTAATTGTACCATTGTAGCCATCTTGACTACCATACTCAAGTTCAGCTTCTTCACAAGCTCTGTTATATGCTTCTTCTGCTGTTTTACCACCATATCTTCCTTTAAATTGACATGCTCCCATAATTGTGTGTTTTAATCTTTTATACGCAGGCCAAACTCTAAATCAAACCATTGAAAGTTTGCTTCAGCCCTTGTTTTATTTATTTTAAATACCTTTTTCATTAATGGTATAGCATATGCTTTGAATGCATCATGTTGTTCTTGAGTCATGGTCCATTTACTGTACCACTCTCTTGTCATGTATGCTTCTTGCATAGACTTACCAATCATACCTAATTGATAATCAACTAAATGATCACCTATGTTTTCTCTATTTATCTTTGCCATTAGAATAAAGTCATTTGATTAGGATTAATAATAACTCTGCGTTTCTTGCCTTCAAACTGTATCTTACCTATCAGTCTTTCAGCACGCTCTATATAATATGCATGATTGATGTTATCTAGAGGATGATCTGGTGTTAGATGATTACATACTGTCATCACCCATTCACCTGCTTCAACCTGAGATACATTTACAGCTGTGCTATCTGAGTCATCATTCTTAACTTTTAATAGCTTCTCACCAATTTTACTTACATAATATCTGATAAGTTTATTATAGACTCTTGTCTTGTCTTTGCTGTGGCCTTCGTAGTGAAAGTCTTTACTAGCTTTCTGCCTGAGAGCAAAGTCATATATATTTGTGTGATTGTGAATAGTGGTAGCCACAGGCACACCATGAACATAATAATGCTCAAGTGCAATAGGTACAATCCTAGCTGACTTATTCTTGTGAAGCTCAAAGTCTGTAAGGAAATCACCTTTCTTTTTAATTTCTCCATCTGTTTTGATTGCTATGTAGTCATTTACTGTAGAGAATATAATCTTTTGATAGTCAGTACGTTCTAATTCATATTTAGTAATATCCATCCACCATTGATTAACCTCATGCATCTTATCTATTAATGATTTCTTAACCAGAATAGTTACACCATCTGTATTTGCAGATATAATATGTATATCAGCTAACTCATATGCTTCGATCAACATCAACAAGCTTAGCTCACCTGTAATAGTTGTGAACATAGTTAGTTGTCTGTCATAAATCCAGCTTTGCATATCAGAGCTTTTGCCATACACAGAATTGACAGCAAGCTTAAGAGCTCCCACAATCCCTTTAATCTTCTTATCTCGCTTAGCCAAGGGTTTGAGCTCCAATCTTTTATTAAACATTTGCTCATAGCCCCTAAGAAAGTCAGCACCAAGATGCTGAGGATAACGCTTATTGTTAATAATAATAGCAGGATAATAGCTGGAGACATCCCAATCAACAATAATATGCTCTTCATCAGCTTCAAATACTTTAGCCTTGTTTTCTGTGTGTAGGCCACCTTTTGCGAATGTATATATGTTTCCATGAAACTCTAATGCTTCTTTAAATTCATCCTTGATTGTAAAACGCTCTTTGCTAATCTTCTTTAAGAACTGTTGCAGCTCTGGTGTCTGGAATGCTACATAATCAGCAATACAATGTTTCACCTTCACTTCAGTTCTAAATAATCCTTTCTTTGGTAGATCAGAATATTGTATGCCCTTGGCCTCACAATAATACTTCTTAATCATTTCATCACCAATCTTGCTATCTGAATAGTTTAAGCATGGTATACCAAACTCTTCGTATATATCTTGTCTTAGTTCTATTTGATTATTACCCTTGTATAGTGGATGCTCAGTGTCACCTGTTGTCACCTTATAGAATTCATACGTAGCCATAACATCATTACGACAATAGTCTATTGTTATAGCTATGTCATCCTGAGTCATGTTCTCTTTAGTATGATGGATGGGCATCTCTTCAATGTTCTCCAGGTCCATCTCAAACTCTAATCTTTTTAGTGAGACCATTCTATTTTTGTTATCATAGTGGTTCACCTTGAATAGATCTATTTGTTTAAGACTCAACCATTCTTCTCTATATTCAGGGAATACATCATAATTAGCATCATGAATAGTATCTGTAGCTTTCTGTGATATTAATGCACAGATCTCAAGACCACTCAGCTCATGCCAATTCTCATAGTTTCTAAGTATATGCTCAACAACCTGACTGTCAAAGCGTAAGTTGTTGTAGCCCACCCAATAATGCTCATCATGTTGCTCAGTAAATCTTATGAACCCATCTAATTGATTAGTCCACCTACTCACCTGAAACTCATATGTTACATCACTCTCTGGATTGTATATAACAATAAGAAACAGTTCTTTAAGTGTTTCTATATCATAGATAAGTACATTCATTTCTTATATGTTTTAATGTATTCTTTAATACACCATTTAATCATGTCCCAGATGTAATATCTCTGCTTAGACTTAGGAAGCTTATGTAAGCTCTCATAATAACTAAAATATTCATTCATATTATTTCTTTTTAACAGCTTTAGCAATAGGCTTCTTTTTAGATTCTAACTGCTGAATAGCAAACTCAAGAGATGCTGCTAATATTCTTTTAATATCTGCATTACTTTTAGATTTGCTTGTTAATAACATACCAAATGCTGCAGCTAATGCTGTATCATCACCAGCCATATCAACATTGATTACATCATTGTTAATACTCATAAAGAAATAACCTTTTACCTTATTCTCAACCTTTTTACTTATTGCCATGTTTATCTTTTTTGTTTTTATTATTATCATTATCTGAATATGGTGCACTGAAGAATTCATATGCTACCCATATCCAGATGACAATAACAAAGATAATAAAATATACTATCATTTTCCAATGTTTTTTACCCTGATGAACAACTCTCTAGTTATTTCATATTCATCAGAATTGATGTACATAAAGTGACGTCCTTTTTTGTGTATGCAATCTACACGTCTAGATGGTTTATATCTACCTTTTGATTTGTCAGTAAATATAGCATCTATTAGTTTAGAACAAGCTCTTAATCCCTTTATATAAGGAGAATCTTGTTTAGATGATTCATACACGTTGATTGTATGTGTGCTATGTGGTTTAGCACTGTAGACTAGGCTGTAAGACATGGTGTGTGTGTTTATTGATTAGAAATAAAATGTCATTCCTGTATCAGATATCTCTATTTTGCTTGGTTTACCAAAGCTAATAGATTTTTTCATGCTCACAATAGGAGTGGTGGTCACTTCCTTTGTTCTTTTAGTATATGTACGCTTCTGAGGCATACTCAATAACTTATAATAGACTCCTGTTACAGATCTATTGATTGTATTAGCCACAAGAGTAGCTAACTTACGCTTAGACAATGGTTTAAAGCTATTCTTGTTAGTAGCTACCATTTGTTTGATTGATTTTAATTCCTTGCTGGAATAGTTGGTTTGACCTTTGCTTTTCATGTGCTTTATTTTAATTTAGTAAATAATTCAACTAGTTTGCCATCTTCTTGAGTGGCTAATATAAACTCTTTCTTGTTCTTTTTAAGATTATCTATAAACTTCTTGTGATTGTAAGTTCTAGTAGTTCTTAAAAACTTAGTATATTCTCTTGTAGCATACCTATTATCGTTTCTAGCCATTCTTGGTATAACCTTCAAAAGATCTGTTATGTTATCAAGGATTGTAGTATTTAACTTTTCATCTACAATCTTAAATTTACCATTCTTGATAGTCTTTACTGTATTACTACCATCAATAGACTGTCCTAATAATATAGTGGCAAGTGTACAAAGATCAATATCATATACCTGATAGTAATGATTAAGCTTTACATAATCGTTTGATAATGAAGCCCATGCTGTGATATAATCTAACATTGTCCAATTCTTTGAGGATGCATTAAGCAATGCTATCTTCTCAACAAGATCTGTTTTATCCTTTACATCAATTATAACATATGGAATATCCATGTTGTTTCTAATCAATGCATTGAACAAATGCTGACCATCAATGATGAATAGCTTTCTTGTACCATCAATAAATGATATGTAAGCTACTACAACAGGTCTAATAATACCCATTTTGTTTACTGATACTGCTAATTTAGTTACTTGAGCTGGATTAATAGCTCTGTTAATACCTGCTAAATAGGAGAATGATTGTTTGCTGTCTTTCTTTAATGTCTGAGTTTTCACGTTAATTGTGTTTAATTTTTATTTACTGGAGTTTGTTAAATGTATGCATAAAAAGCCCCACATTTCTGCAGGGCTTATTTACTTACTAACCACACACACATCTAACCTAATTTCTTTGTAATGAGTTATTAATATGTCTATACCATTCATTTATTTCTAGCTGCTCCTTTGGTGTAGCAGTAGATTTAAGCTTTATCTCAAGCTTTAATGGCTGTTCTTCAGGCTTTTTGCCTTCAAATAAAATTTCATATAGCTTCTTCATCTGTTTGGTTTTTAATGAGTTATTAATGTTTTTCATTTTCAGCCATTTTATCTCTATTTAGATTATATTGTAAATGAGATAATGTTTTACTAGACTCATATCTTATTTCATCCTGAGCCAATGTTTCTTGATGAGCAATTGTTTCATCGTCATCATCTTCCCAATCACAATGTTCTCTGCAATCAGGACAAATGTCATATTCTGGCATTGTGGTGTGTGCTCCACAGCATGTTGAAATAGCCATAGTTTTGTTTTTAAATTGTTATTTTATTCAGATCCACCTAATTCAAATTCAGGTTCATCGTCCATATCATCCCAATCTTCTTCATCCTCAAGATACTCTTCTTCTATTGTATCATAGTCATCATCTTCATTTACATAATCAGATTGTTTGATAATAACCTTGCCTGTATCATTGCCTTCATCATCAAGATATGTAATGGCTTCTCTGTCATCATTGACTTCAAGAGCTATGAGACCATCATTGTCTCCATTCTCACCATATATCCATTCATTGATAATCTTAGGTGATAGGTCTTCTAGCTGTATATTCTCTATCCAATTGCCATCATCATCCTCCCAACCTTCATCAGACTCCCACCAACCTACAAAATCAGATATCACCAGTATTTCTTCTGGATCATCTGGATTAGTCATTGGCTGTATAATGTAAGGCTCAACAGGTGCACCATTAATGGATATGTATTCCTCCATATTACGTGGCAACTCTTTTAGTTCATATATGGTGATATAATTATATATCTTACCATAGACCACATCACTGTGATCTTTCTTAAACCACATACCTATCTCCAATTGCTTGGGCATATATGATTTAAATACAAGTTTTGCTAATATAAGCATATTGTTTGTTTTTGATGATTAGTAAAAAAGGACCCTGCTAGGGGAAGCAGAGTCCTAAATCTAACACACATATTACCAACTAGCCAATGTTTTTTGTAGCTGTAGTTGTGTTGTGTAATAACTAATTGATAATGTGTTCTTTATTTGATTATTTTCATCTCGTCTTCTTCCCCAGAGCTTACACCATACATAATAGCTGTAATAATGCAATAGAAGAACATAACAACTATCCATATCTCTGATGTAACAGCTTCATGATAGTTATATATAAGACCTGTAATTAGCAAAACAAATGCTAAAAGAATGTGAGGTATGCTCCATAGGAACATAATGTTAATGACGTGTTTGATTAGTTTCATGTGTTAATGTGTTAAATGATTGATTAATAATGTGTTATATAATATATATCGCCTTTGGCACGTTAAAGGCTAATAGCAAAGATATATATATCCCTCTGTACTCAGATGTAATGCTGAAAGGAACAACCTTTCTCTATTGCAATGTCTCTGTTAATTGTTATAAACCTTTATGATTAGTGAGTATCATATCGAGTTTAACATACTGCATTACATAAATTGTATTACATCTGTCTATCCTTGGGAAATAGAAATGGTACATTATATATCTATATTGATAACATAGGTCCAGAACAGAATCCCTATTGTAAAGTGTATAACTCTATTATGTATATATGTATGTCTAGTTATAACATGTTCTATACCTACACCTATAGTTATTCCTATAGAGCTATAGTTTGTAATCCAATATGTTCTCATATAAATGTCTATTTAATGCTATATATATTGTATTGTATAGCTGTTATTAATGATGTGTCAAAATGTGCCAATATGTGGGAATAGAGTACACACCTATTCTCATTCTCACGCAGAATATGTTGAGAATCAGTGTGTTAGAAGTGTTTTAATAGTCCCACCCATATGTGTACATTACACCCACCCTTATATATGAAAGAAAGCACCCCATTACAGAGTGCTTTCTTAAATAATTGTAGACTAGCCAATTGAACTGTTAGTAAGTTCAGCCATTAAGTCTTCAGAGACAGGAGCTGTAGTCAATGGTGCATTCTCAATTGCATTAAGAACTTGTTTAGTCTTAGCAGTATTAGTAGCACGAGCAATACTAATGCCTTTAACTAATGACAATTGGTCTGCATCATTTAGTGTGAAGCGAACTTTCCACAATTGGTTAGTGTCATAAAGC